CCAAGCCACCACCGAACCCAATCCTCTTCGGACCAGTAGCGCGTGCAGACAGGGGGAACGGGGAACAGAGCGTTCTTCGGAAGCATCTTCAAGAAAGAACGGGACGGGGCTCGATCTCGACATTGTGGTCGAGGTAGCCAAGTCCCTCGACGAGGTGCTTCTTCCGCTTCTCAGCGGACTCACGGGTGCTGTGAATCGAGTCGAGGTACTCGGTGCAGCTATCGACGGAAACGAGGAGGGTGAACACGGTGAGAGGGGTGTTTTCCATGTGTGTATTATAACCTAGAAGGAGGAGAAGGTCAAGAGGAAAAGCTCAGATTTTGTGCTTTTCTTGTTCGGCCTTGTACTCGGCCATCCAGCCGTTTTCTTCCGCGATGGCACGATAGCGGCGAACCTGATCGGCACCACGACGGTAGGCTTCACCACCGTCTGCCATCATGTAGTACCAGTCGATGTAGGGGAGAGCGGAGAGGAACTCTTCATAGGTCATCTGATCTTTCATGCCTGTATTATACCACATCCTCGCAGGATTGCAAGGGGAAAAAAGAAAAAGTTCTGATCGTAAGTCCTTGTCATTACTAGGGTTAGAGCAAAAGCGGCGGCCCCTCCCCGATTTTTGTCAAGCCTTTTTTCCTAGAAGTGGTCGGGAACCGAGTAGCTCTGGTGAGCAAGTCCCCACGCCTCATAGTAGAGGGAAGCAGAAGCAGCACGCTTCCGAGGGTTGGAGGAGTTACCGACGAAGGCGAAAGCCTCACGAAGCTCCCTAGCCTCCTCGCTGGTGAAGGCGATATCCACCTCCTCCTTGTCCGTGTTCCTACCAGCGATGCCGATAAGCACAGCGATGATGCGAGCGTGCGTCATGGTACACTCAGCAAGCATCATTCCGATGGTTTCGTGGAGGAGCGAGGTGGGCAGAGTCTTGTAGCGAATCATGCGTGTATTATACCCGATGCTAGGTCAGAGGTCAACGGTTTTCTTGAGATTTTTCCTCACCCCATGCAGCAGCTACGCACAGGGACCAGACGAAAAAGATAATACCAGTGAAGAAGAGAGCGATTAGAAAGATCATTTGAACTTGTTAGTGTAGTGGGTCACATTTTTGATCCAATGCTTGTTCAGCCCGTTGGGATCATTCTTAGCACCCACAGGACAGTAGATGCCTCCGAGGTAGGTGATGAAATCACCCTTGCTCCCAGCCTTGACCCACCTATCATAGTTCTTCTGGACAGTAGCAGCACACCACCCAGCCTGTGCCCTGTAGCCCTTGGGGCAACGCTTGTGGATGATACCATACTCATAGGTCGTACCATTCTCAGCATACCTAATAGCAGCCACGATAGGTGCGAGCTTCGCCCTACACTCAGGACGAATGTTCACCTTGATTGCATCATCGTAGAGGACAGCCTTAGCCTCACCATCCTTAGCTACGATGGCAGAGCGACCATCAGCCAGAGCGGGAGAGCAGAGCATGAGCAGGATCATCAGGGCTTTCATGTGCGTCATCATACTATACTTATCGGCAGGATGCAAGAGGAAAAAAGAAAAAGTTCTGATCGTAAGTCCTTATGTATCAACAGTTTACGGAAAATATCGCGTGACTGTGACTCCTACGAGGGCTTTACAGACCTATACACAGGGACTCCTAATATTTATTGGACGGTTCTAAAAAAACTTTCACGGGACTCCTAGGGACTCCTACTAAATATCTATGGATTAGTAAGGAGACTCCAACCATGCCCCAAACTCCCATGATTGACAAACAAGGTTATATTGATGTTGACGCCGCTGTAAGGCTCAAAGAAGCTGAAGGCAAGATCGAAATTGAAAAATACGAGCTTGAAACTGAGGCTAAGTTCAAAGAACTAGAAATGACTGAGAGCGCGAAAGAAGTAGCCTCGAAGCATCTCGCAAAGTTCGCAGGCGCTTATCTCACTTTCCTCGTAGCTCTTTTCATCTTCTCTATCAAGTTCGTTCCAGAGTCCAGTTTAGCGGTTGTCGCAGGCTTGATTACTCTGGTTGTTACCAATCTCAGTACAATTCTCAGACACATTGTAGAGAACGGTAAGAGCGATAAAATGAAAGAGGAAGAAGAAGTTGAGAAAAAAGAACAAGGGACTCCTATATAAATTCAGAGGTATATTATGACTAATTTTGAAGACGCTTACTTACGCGCAAACATTAATCTCGCATACATCTTAGCAGAATCTTTAATCTCTGTCAACGAGGAGGGGGAAGAAGATAACGAAAGAGCAAGACGCTTGCCCTCAGGCTCTACATATCCTAAAGCACAGCGCAAGGCATATGCACTACGCAAGAGGGGCGACAAAGAGGGCGCTCTCAAAACTTTGGGGACGGCGGCTGCAAAAACTGACTATCAAGCTAAAAGAAGAAGAGAGAGAGCAACACAGGGCGAAAGTTGAGAAAAAAGAACAAGGGCTTCAGAAATAAAGACCCTAGATACTTTGATAAGTTACGGGATATTAAAAAGGGTCTTCGCTGGTTTTTTACAAGAGAATCAAAAAAACAATTAGGAGTACACAATGGATCACAAAGACAGAATTCGTCAAAAGGCCGAGGCAAGGCTCGCTAGACTTAGACCAAATACGGGCCACGCTAGAAATCTTCGACGCAAGCTTGGAATTTCTGACGCCCCTGCACCAGTCGAGCCTGTAGTTGAGGAAGTAAAGGCTGTAGAAAAGCCTAAAGCTGCCAAGAAGCCCCGCAAGACTACCCCCAAAACACCAGAACAATAGCCGCTGTTGGGCAGTGTTACGCTCTTTCGTGCTATTGAACTTCGCTACCGCTCCCTACTGTCTTCTGTGTTGGCAGTAGGGAGCCCTTTTATACCTCTTTGATGATCCATGCAGGCAAAAATTCGACGCCTCCGACTCTGTTTGCGAACTCATGACGGTGATTTCCGTCAATAAGTTCCAATAATCCTTCGGGAGTTTCATAAATTAAGAGTGGATCACGCTGTTCTGGGTCCCAAGCATTGTCTTTGATGGGTCTAACGGGCTGAAGATACCTGATAATCTTCTCTATTGGAACACTTTTTTCAAATCGCATCTCAAAAACGGGCTTTGAATACATGGTAGCGATGCGATATTGCTGTAAACAGTCTTCATCATGAAGCCAATCACCTACACACATGAGGTAACTAGCGTCTTCTATTAATTTTTGACGCTCATTCTGGTCCTTACCGAAGCCGTGGTCGATAGTAAGGTTCAAAGTTCGGTAATATTCCTCTGTTTCACGCCTGATTCTATGTTCTAGAAGCCCTTTGATACGAGAGTGTAGGTATTCTTTGCATTCTTTGAGTAGATCAAGTTGATTTTCTGGTCCAACACCGTAAATATTGACGGTATTTCTGATAATATCATTGAATTCGTCGTTCAATGGATGCGGCCAACGATTAGATTTGTTATCTCCTCCAGTATATGCAATTGGTTTATTCATTTTAGTGCTGTATCCTGATTGGAAGCTCATTATTTTGAATAAATGCGAGCCTATTCTTATGCCAAGAGTCTCTTCCTACGAGTTCTCCTCTAGAATTATGCAAAATGTTAATATCTAGGATCTTATTTGAGTATCCTTTCTTGAATGCTGTGGTGGTATAGTGGATATCATAGAAATCCCACTCTCCTTCGAAGTATTCTGGTTTCTCCAAGCCGATGTCTCGTACAGTTTTAGCTGTCGCTGCCAGGAATAGCCCGTCTAATGCTACAACATCGTCTGGTGGTCCGTAATCGGTCCTGTATTCCACGCCATTAGGATCTAGGTGATAGACATGACCTCTGTGTAAGCCTGCTCTCCAGACGCTCTGATCCCACCACACGGCGTTCTCAGACAAGTAGGTTGTTCCTGCTGGTCCTATGAACCCCGTTTCTGGGAGAGAGCAAAGGTCTTGAAGCTTTTTTATAAAATCAGCAGGATTTTCTCTGATTTCCACATCATCATGACAGAAGATACAGATATCCTCGTCTTCTAGATTTGCCTTATCAAATGCTGTCTTATAGGCTCTAAATATAGATTTAGCTCCAGACATCAAGGATACCTGTACTCCACAACTAACCAGAAACTTTAGTAGTCGATCAGTTGTTTGAGTTACTTTATCTGCTGATCTAGTACATATAATAGCGTGTATAGACATATACTATTATATCTTAGAGCTTAAGCTTTTTTTATGCAAAATCAAGAATTATTAGAAGAGTTCAAGAAATGCTCCACCAACCCTGCTCACTTCATCTCGAAGTACATCAAGGTTACACACCCTGTTCGTGGCTTGGTGCCTTTCCGTCTTTATCCATTCCAAGAGCGTATTTTAGATGATCTTCAAAATCATAGATTCAATATTTTGCGAAAATTCAGACAAGCTGGATGTACTACCATCGCTGCTGCATACTCTCTCTGGATGATTATTTTCCAGAAGCACAAGTCAGTTGTTATTCTCTCCAAGGGTGACGCAGAATCTACTGAAGTTCTTGACCGTATTAAGTTGATGTATGATGAACTTCCTGAATTTTTAAAACCAGGAATTATTGAGGATAACAAACACACTCTCAAGTTAAAGACTCATTCAGTTATCAAATCCAGACCATCAGGTAAGCAGTCAGGTCGATCTCTTGCTGGTTCGTTCCTGATTATTGACGAGGCTGCTTTCATTGAAAATATTGATACCATTTGGGCTGCTGTGTATCCTATTATTTCAACTGGTGGTCGTGCATTCGTTCTGTCTACTGTGAATGGTATTGGTAATTGGTATCACGAAGTATATCAAAACTCTCTTGCTGGTACTAATTCCTTTCATGCAATTGACATTCGTTGGCAGGAACATCCTGAATATAACTACACCCCTGGGTTCGAGTCTCTTTACAAGGAGATGAAAGAAAAGGGACTTGACATTCACAAGTGGGAAGAGACTACTAGAGCTAACATGCCCACAAAACAATGGCTTCAAGAATATGAGTGTAGCTTCTTAGGGACTGGTGATACATATGTTGAGGGTGAGATTCTTAAGAATATTTCTTCTCAAACTAGCGAAAAGTATTATACCAAGTATAACAACCGAATGCGTGTTTGGCAGGATCCAAACCCTCAGTATAGCTATTTGATTGCCTGTGATGTTTCTCTTGGACGGGATCGAGACTACTCTGCATTTCATGTTATCAATTTGTATAATGGGCAACAGGTAGCAGAGTTCTACTCTAATAGAACAGCTATTAATGATTTTGCTAAAATTCTATTCAACGAGGGGACGCTATATAACATAGCCACCATTATCTGTGAGCGGAATACCATTGGCAATAACCTCATTGATTGGCTACACAATATTCATGAATACGAGAATCTATGGGAAGATGAAAAGGGAGATCTCGGATTCCAGATTACAGCTAAAAATAGGGAAAGTATCCTAGCAGAACTAGAAGAAGCCCTGAGAACAGATCTTATCAAAATTAACTCAACTAGAACCTGTGATGAGCTAATGACTTTCATTATCTCAGATAATGGCAAGCCAGAGGCTGAGAAGAATCATCATGACGATTTGGTCATGAGTTTGGCTTTAGCAGTTCATAGCTATAAAAACTTGCTTGATTCGACACCTATTGAGTTCGATTCTAGACTAAATAAAGATGAGGCTCCTCCACTGCCCCCATCAAAAATGTATAAGCACCGATTTGAAACTGAATTCGGTACTATCGCTGAGGAAGATTACAAATGGCTGACAAGGTAGAAGACAACATTGAAGAAAGCGGTTATACCACATTTGGTGGAACTGAGAATAGGGCTGGGTCGTATTACACGCCCACAGGCCCAATCGGTAGATTCTTTGCAAAGTTTTTTGCCACCAAAGCTCAAATTCCTGCCGCTGCCTCAATTGATTCTAAGGTAGTTCCCGAAACTGGGGATACCATAATTTCTACTGAAGTTATCAAGGATTCTCCTGTTGATGGAAGTCCTGCTGTTGGTGGAATTAGTAGAAACCCAATCCTCCCCCAGCTAGAGCTAAACCGTAGACGCAGATATAAGGACTACGAGGAGATGGATGAATATCCAGAAATCGGAGCCGCCTTTGATATCTACGCAGATGATTCTACCCAGCGAGGTCTTCGGGGAGAGCGATGGACGGTCAAGTCTGAAAATGACATGGTTGTTGATGAGGTTGAGACTTTCTTCGATACCATTCGTCTTGATAAGCTTTTGTGGGATATTATTAGAAACACTGTAAAGTATGGAGACTGCTTTACCGAACTTATTCTCGATGTAAATAAGCCTCAAGAGGGTATCAAGAAAATCAAGATTCTAAACCCAAACTGGATTCTGCGTGTTGAGAACGAGTTTGGATACTTGAAGAAGTTCTTGCAAGAGATTCCAAATATGGAAACCATGCAATA